GCGCTCCGCACGGTGGAGACCGTCAAGACCATTGCCGCCGACGGCACCGAGCAGGTGGCCGAGACCATCAAGGACAGCGCCGCCAAGACACTGGACGGCCTTTGGTCTGCCCTCAAAGACCGCGCCAACGAGGGCATCCTCGGCACGATGGGCACCCTGTGGGACGCGGTAAAGAGCGGAGACTGGCTCTCCATCGGCAAGTGGGCGGCATCCGCTCTCTACTCGGGCCTGACCGCCAACCAGAAGCAGCAGATATGGGATTTCGCCATGAAGATGGTGGACGGCCTGAACGGCGTTCTCGGGGACGCGGCGGGCAGTCTGGCGCAGACGGCGTGGAGCATCGGGCAGACACTCTTCGAGGGTATCACCGGCAAGTTCGGCGACATCTCCTCCATGGCCGTCAAGATGGGCGGCACCCTGAAAAGTGTGTTCGGCGCCCTCAAGGCCCCGCTGGCCGCTGCGGCCAAAGCCATCAGCGCCGGCCTCTCCGGCGGCCTCCTGAGTATGTTCCCCGCCATCTATGCGGGCTTCGCCGGCATGATCGGCACCATCGGCGCAGCCGTCGAAGGGATGCTGGCCGCCATCAGCGCGGCCCTCACCTCCACCCTCTTTGGCATCCCGGCGGGCCTCGTGGTGGCCGCTGCCGCCGTCGCTCTGGGCGTCGCCATCGCGGCCATCGTGTCCAAGCTGGGCGGGAGCCACCGCAGTTCCGGCGGCTCTGGCGGCAGCGGCGGGGGTGGGGGTGGGGGCGGAAGCTCCGGCCTCGACCTCGACACCCCCAGCATCACCGACGGGTCGAACAAGCTGACGGACACCATCGACGCCAACACCGCGAAGCTCACCGAGATCAACAAGTCCCTCGCCAAGCTGGTCAAGAGCGCCAACGCCCTCGTCCTCAGCGACAACATGGCCGTGAGCAGCCGGGTGGCGGCCTCCGGCACGGCGCAGATCGCCGCCGCTGCCGGCAGCTACCGCGAGGGCGACACCAACATCACCCAGAACATCTACTCCAAGGCCCACACCGCCGCCGACCTCCAGCGCGAAGCCCGCTGGGAGGCCGACCGTGCCAAGGCCCAAAAACACTGAAAGGAGGCCCACCATGCGCAATGACCATCTCCGCCTCGTGACGGACGCCGGGGCCGCCCTCGACCTCGGCTGGGACTACGGCATCCCCTACCAGATGGATGGCCTCTCGGGCGTGGATGTCACCCTCAAGACGGCACAGGGCGTCAACCAGCAGGGGGTCACCGTGGAGGGCCAGAGCGTGGAGGGGGTGCCTCACGAGATCATCGCAGATTTCTGGGGGCCGGACGGGGAGGCGCAGGCCGGCCGCTTTTTGCAGCTGCTGCCCTTCTTCACCTCTGGCACCGCCTACTTCGGCGACAAGTATTTCTCCCGCTTCGTGCTGCAAAAGACCCCCTACACCGTCCAGCTCCACCCTTACCCCCGGCTGGACTTCATGCTCTACCGCCCCAAGCCCTACTGGTACAGCCTCGAGAGCCAGAACGCTGTCATGGGCGGCTTCGTGCCGCAGTTCCGCTTCCCGCTCTGCTACGACAGCCACCAGTACAGCGAGTGGCGGCAGAGCTACTTCCTCAACGTCAGGAACCCCGGTGCGCTGCCGGTGCCTTTCACCGCGAAGCTCCGCTCCTCGGGTATCGTGGTCAACCCAGCCATCCGCAACAGCGTCACCGGGGAGCACATCGGCTTTGACACCACCCTGAACAAGGGGGACGTGCTGGAGATCTACCGCACCACCACCGACCGTCTGGCCGTCAAGCTCATCTCCGGCGGCGTGGAGACCAACGCCTTCGCCCTGCTGGACGAGGACAGCGACCTCATGGAGCTGCACCCCGGCGATAATGTCCTCACCGCCGACGCCGCCAGCGGCAGAGAGGGCTTGCAGGCGTCCATCTCCTTTTACCCGATGGTGGTGGGCATCCTGCCGGAGGTGATGAAATGACATTCGATGTTCTGGATGAAACGACCCTCGCCCGCCTCGGGAATATCGACGTATGGGTGTCGGTGTACTGGGATGAGCCCTACAACTCCGAAGGCAGCTTCACTCTGGAAGTCCGCCCCACCGAGGAGAACCTCTCGCTTCTGCGGGAGGGCCGCTGGCTCGTCCGCACCGACGCTGCGACCCGGGTACCCATGCGCATCTGTCACCGGAGCAACGAGAACGAGGACGCCAACCTCGTCGTCACCGGCTACCCGGCCACATGGATCTTCACCAAGCGGGTCTCCGCATCGGCCATCAAGAACGAGAACGCCGAGGCCGCCATGCTGGCCCTCGCCAAGGCAGCGGCTCCGTGGCCCAAGCTGGAGGTGGCCGAGCCGAAGGGCTTTGACACCACTTTTGAGCAGCAGACCTCGGGGAATACCCTCTTCGACTACTTCAAGACGGTTGGTGCAGCCTGCGACCTGGGCTTCCGGGTCGTCCTCATGGGTAAAAACAGCGCGAAAAAACTCCTGTTCGAGGTCTGGCGGCCTACTGCCGACCCCAACAACCGCTTTTCGACCAAGTGGGGCAGCCTGCGGGAAGCCGCCTGGGCCTTCGGCGACGGCAGCTATGCCAACGTGGCCCTCGTGCTGGGGGCCGGCGAGGGCAAAGACCGGGCCATGGTCTGGGCGGGCGACACCGAGGCCGAAGGGGCCCAGCGCCGGGAGATGATCGTGGACGCCCGGGACATCCAGCCCGAGGACGGCGAGACCGTCAAAAGCGACAGCTACCTCAAGAAGCTGGCTGATCGGGGCGCGTCGAAGCTCCTCAAACAGCTCCGCACCGGCAGCATCGAGATGACGCTGGACGCCGACGGCCTCGAGCCGGGCGACGTCTGTTTTTGCTCTCTGCCGGATCTCGGCTACAAGGCCACCGTCCGGGTGGCCGACATCATCATTCAGAGCCAGACCGACGGCACCACCCGCACCGCGCGGCTGGGTACGCCCGTCTGGCATAAGATCTAGGAGGCGATAGCTTGAGCTCCCCCGGAATTATTACCTACCCGCTGGGTGGCATCACCTATGACGCCGAGGATGCTGCGGCCTACTTTGCCGGGCGCACCAGCGGCGTTTACAGCACCGACATCGATTTCGCGGTGGCTGCTGCCGCCGACGGCAGCACCGACCTCACCGTCAGCGCGGGGCAGGCGTGGATGCACGTCAGCCGGTGGGTGGGCCTCAGCGTCACCATGCGGGAGGCCCAGACCCTCACGCTGCCCCTCGCGGACAGCGCTCTGCCCCGCATCGACCGCGTCGTGCTCCGGTACGACGCTACCAGCCGCAGCACCTCTCTGCAAGTGCTGCAAGGCACCCCGTCCAGCGAACCCGCTGCCCCGGCCATCTCCCGCACCGAGATGGTCTATGACCTCTGCCTCGCCGAGGTCTCCCGCCCGGCGGGCCAGACGGCCCTGACCACCGCCAACCTCACCGACACCCGCACCGACGAAGCCCTCTGCGGCCTCATGCGGGACGGCGTCACCGGCATCCCCATGGACGAGCTGGGCCGGCAGGCGCTGGCGAAAGCCAAAGAGACGGCGGCTCTCTGCGACAGCCTGCTGGCCAGCTACACCGGCGGCTATCTCGGCATCTGGCCCGTGACCCTGACGGCGGACGGCTGGGCCGAATGCACCGACGTGCCCGGCTACGCCTACAAGCAGACGGCAGAGCTGCGGGCGGCGAGAGAGGCAAACGTCCCCTCCGCCGTACCCACCCCGGAGACCTTCACCGTGGCGGTGGCGGCGGGGCTTGCGGGCGTCTGCGAGACCAAGGACGGCAGCATCACGTTTTGGGTCGAGAACGTCCCCGAGGGCGGCATCCAGATGCAGGTGGAGCTGCTGGGGCCCTCGGCCTCGACCGCTGACACCGGAGAGGACACCCTGGGCGACACCGTTTTGGATGACACGACTTTGTAACGGAGGTACACCATGAAGTATGTGAAACAGCATTTTGTCACCGGCATGAAAGTCAGCCTGCCCGACGTGCTCAACCGGATGGAGGCCGGCATCGCAGCCGCCTGCGGCGCGGCGGTGGAGGGCATCGGCAGCGTGACCACCGGCGACACACCCGCCGCCGGTATCCTGGACGGCAAGCTCTGCCTGACTCTGCCGCGCGGTGAACCCGGCCCGCAGGGCGAGCAGGGGCCGCAGGGCGCAAAGGGCGACCCCGGCACCGGCCTCACCGATAAGGCAAAGACCCTGCTGCTGAGCCTGCTGGCAGGCACCGCCCCCGACAAAGACGCCGCCCTCTCTGCCCTGCGGGAGGAGTGGGGCGTGGCCGACCGGAGCACGGACACCGAGACCGCCGCTGCCGCCCCCGGCGCTGCCGGGGCAGACACAGAGGCCGCCTCCGCCGAAAGGGGGGCTTGAGGATGGCGCTGGGAAGTGTGGCTGTCAGCGGCGGCATGAGCAAAAAAGAGAAAGAGAGGATGATGTACATGGACGGGAAGTTAGTTTGGAGTGCGGCCATGGGCGCTTCCAGCGGTATGAGCACCACTGCCCCGGCAGAGGTGGACTATATCGTGGTGAAGCCTATGGCTTTTGCTTTTATAGATGCTCGCCCTTACTCGCAGCAAAAAACGGCACGGGTTGCCCGAGGAGGCTCAGGTCATGTATCGTGGATGCAACATTCAAGGTACAACAGTTCGACAGCGTCCAGCAATTATGCAAAGGTCACATTTTCAGCCGAGGGAAACATCAGCATTTATTATCCTGCGGATAACAGTGATGACTACTGCACTGTTGAGGGCTACCACTACTACTGACCCCGCCGCAACAAAAAGCAGCCCCGGGGTGGGGGCTGCTGGGAGAAACCATATTTACTTTGCTGACACAGGAACAAACTCCAGTTTTATTTTCATTCCCATTCCCGCTGCAAGGCGCTGGAGAGTACGGAGCGAAGGGTTTGCGTTGCCCCGCTCCAGCTTACTGATGTCGGTCTGTGCTATGCCTGTACGCTCAGAGAGCTGCTTCTGAGTCAGACCACTCTCCTTCCGAGCCTTCAGGATGGCCTCGATAACTGTAAATTCGGGGTCGAGGGCATCCCATTCTGCCTTAAACTCGGGGTCTTTCATCTGTTCGGCAAGAAATTCATTGAAATTGCTCATCTGTGTTTCTCCTTTCGGGTGAGGTAATCGGCACGGTACATTTTTGCCAGCTCGATCTCGGCTGGCGGTGTTTTCTGAGTCTTCTTTACAAAACCGTTGGTCAGAATGACCTTTTTGCCGACCACAAAGAAGTAGAGGACTCGGGTAATGTCAGAGCCAAATTTGGTGCGTATCTCAAAAAGCCCATCGTCCAGCGCCTTGGAGTATGGCTCTCTCAGAAAAGGCCCTTCTGCGCCGAGAAGTGACACGGTGCGCAAGACCTTGGCTTGCATCTTTTTGTCGAGGTTCAAGATGAAATCCTTAGCCGGTTCTGTTCCATCAGGCCGGTTATAGAACTCAATTTCATACTCCTGCACATCTTCGCATCCTTTCATAGAGGATTTATCCTATAAACATTATAGTGGATATATTCTCTATTGTCAAGAAAAAGTTAAAAAGAAAGGTCGTGTTCTCTATCGCTATCAAAGAATATTCCATGTCCCGGGACTCCACCCGGCAGCTCTCGCCCAGCTTCCGAGTGCGGGAGTTCGGCTGCAAGGGCAGCGACGTCGTGCTCCTCGACGAGGAGCTTGTGGTGCTGCTGCAGTGCATCCGGGAGCACTTCGGAAAGCCGGTGCATATCACCAGCGGCTACCGCACTGCTGCCCACAACGCCGCTGTCGGCGGCAGCAAGTCCAGCCAGCACCTGCTGGGCCGGGCAGCAGACTTCTCCGTTGAGGGCGTGGACGTGGCCACGGTCGCCGCCTACGCCGAGACCCTGCTGCCCTCCCGGGGCGGCATCGGGCGCTACCCGAAGGACGCAAAGCACCCCACCCGCAAGACCGGCTGGGTGCATATCGATACCCGGGCGAATAAGAGCCGGTGGAGCATGTGAGGGGGGTGATTCCGATGCAGTTCATCCTCGAATACTGGGCGCAGTGGGCTTTCGCGCTGATGGGCGGGGCCGTCCTCGCAGCCATCCCCAAGATCAAAGCCCTCTGGCAGGCCGTGCTGGCCCTCCTGCATGACCGAATTTACACCGAGTGTTACCACTTCCTCAGCCTCGGCCATATCACCCCCGACGGCCTGCGCAACCTCACCTACCTCTACAAGACCTATCACACGATGGGCGGCAACGGCACCGGCACGGAGCTGTACAACCGCGCCAAGGCCCTGCCCATCCACGACTGACCGCCCGGCCTCGCCGGGAGAAAGGACATCCCATGAACGCACATATCACCAACCGCACCGTTTCCACTGCCACCCTCGCCCGCACCGCTGTGCTGGCTCTGGCCCTCATCAACCAGATCCTGAGCGCTCTGGGCAAGCCCATGCTGCCCATCGACAGCACCCAGCTCGAGCAGCTCATCTCCACCGGCTTCACCACCGTGTCTGCGCTGGTCAACTGGTGGTTCAATAACTCCTTCACGCAGGCCGCTCTGGCGGGCGATGAGGAGTATGAGCGCCGCAAGAAGCAGGTACAATAATTTTCAAAAGCCCTTGACTTTTTGTCACGCATATATTATACTTGTTGCGTGACAAAAAGGAGGCGATTTCATGAGCCCTCGCACGGGGCGTCCAAAATCTGACAAACCAAAAGATGTGCGTTTCAGCATCCGTTTGGATAATGATACCTTTAGCCGCTTGCAGCAACGATGTGAAAAAGAGTCCATTACTGTTGCACAGGCTATCCGGCAGGCAATCTGTCAGTTTTTGGAGCAAAAATAAAAAATCTCTGCACTGCTACTTCTTGGCGGTCGTACAGCACAGAGATTCCACTCAAACCTTTCGGTCTGGTAAATCCATTATACCACGGCCTCAAAGGTTTTACAAACAATTTGTAGAAAAGCTCTTGACTTATGTGTAACCAAAAGATATAATATTTACGGTGACACAAAAGTGAGGTGATAAAATGTCGCCAAGAACCGGACGACCTACGACTGAGCCTAAGACTCACGACACGCGAATCCGAATGTCTGACACTGACGTGCAACTGTTAGAATTCTGCTGTAAGGAAACCGGTATGACAAAAGCGGATGTGATTCGTCAAGGCATAAAGCTAGTCTATGAAGGTCTGAAAAAAGAATAACGCCTTGCCCGGCGACTGGAAATCTTGGGCAAAGCGTTATAAGACACCAGAGGTATTGCCATCTGGTAAATTTATTATACCATTTGGCGTTGCCTCTTACAAGAGAATAAGAGGTAAAAATTATGACCAAAACAGAAATCGCGCTCCGCATGATAAAAGAAGAGCGTGAACGAGACAACAGCCGTCGCCTGTTTGCGCGTGAAATCAATGCCGTTTATGAGCAGCATCCTTCCGATGTCTATGCTTTCGGCATTGATATGTTCCTTCTTGGCATGGCCAAAGGCCGCCGCAGAGAGAAAGCCGAACGGAAAGGCGGTGCTCACGCATGACCGAGAATGTCATCGTCTACAAGCGCGATGGTCAGCCCGCCGTTTCCAGCCGAGATGTGGCCGAACAGTTCGGAAAAGAACATCGTAACGTCATTCAGTCCATCAAAAACCTCATCGCTGAAAATTCAGCGCTGACCTTCATGTTCATCGAGGACACCTACACTGCAGGCACTGGCAAGAAGTATCCCATGTACTACATGAACCGTGATGGCTTCACTCTGTTGGCGATGGGTTTCACCGGGAAGGAAGCTCTGGTATGGAAGCTGAAGTACATCCAAGCCTTCAACATGATGGAAGAGAAGCTCAAGGCGCAGGAAATCAAAGCAGCCATGCCCGTTATGGACGCCCGCATGATGGAAGCACAGGCCCGACTCAACAATAGCCGCGTGGACGCCGCCAAGCTCCTGATGAAACTGGGCGACAGGGCCGCATTGCAATATCAGCGCGAGGATGTGTATGCCTACGCTCTGCACGCGTTGATTGGCACCACACCCAAGAACACAGAACGCATTGAATCCGTCAACCGTTTCTGGCTGAAAGAATAACATGACAACGCCCCCGCCTCGGAGAACATCCGAAGCAGGGGCTCTTTATTTATTCTTTCATCATGGCAAGTATGAGCCGCATTTCTTCCGTTGCAGCTTGAATCTCGCCGCAGAGCTGTTCGACCTCTGCGACGCAGCTGACCAAATCAAGTGTCTTGATATATTCGATTTTTCGCCCTATATCCGAGAATTTTTGTCCAACACAACCCAGCTGTTCTTCCGGAAAGTTCAT